GACATCAGCTGTACCCATGTGTGTCGAATTTCAGCTGCATAAGGAAGACACCAGCTGCGTGCTAACCAAAGTGCCTTAAAATCTCAAAATCTCTGGATGAGAAACTATAGTTGAAATCATTTTAAAATAACTTTCATTAGGTACTTGATCCGAAAATGAATGTCCATGCATGGTTTTATAAATCGTAGAGTCGACTTGACGTAAATGAATAGCATCGTTCTTTATGTATGAATTATGATTCGTGAGATAAAGGGTGTCGTAAATTTTATCGAAATTCTCAACTAGGATATTATCAAATGAGCTTGTTTTAGATAATAAACTTAAGACACACAAATAATTAAATATTTCATCAAAACTAAATCTAAAAAAGTAATCATAAAGATGTTTAACATCATTATATTTACTTTCATCAAAAACGTTAAACCCAAGAGAATCACTAGTGTGAAAATATTTGAACATAATGTCTTCAATTTTCATCATAATAGGTTTGGAAGTAATTCTCATTTTAAACTGGACTTTGATGATCAGGAAAGAGTTATCATTTAATAGAATTGGATAATAATCAAAAGTAGTAACTATCAGTTCATACAATTCACATGATTCTGGATTATTACATGATAACTTATAATCGAGATTATCATCGTGAGACACACTACCAATAGATCTCTTCATACGCGAATAACTGGAGTTTAAGAGAGAATAATTATCTTTTTGTCTTTGCTTTAATTCTAAAATGATACCTGAGTTATGATGCAAGTCGAACACGCTAGGATTATGTGCTCGAATTTGATTAAAAATTCGGTCTTTTATAGAAAGAGAAGGACTCAATTCATTAATGCTTTCATACCTATGATAACTAGAATAACTTCTTCTACGTCCGATAGAAGATGCAAGATCACTAATGTAAGAATTCGAGGAAGCACGTCGTCTATCTAAACCAAGTTCTTGAAGATATGCAAATTTAGGTTTCCTTTTACCTAAACAAAGTAGTAAGCCTCCAAACGCAATTTCGCTAATCCCATCGAATATATCCTCCTGAGTAATTTTTCCAAGAGCATCAACCATTATACCAGTCAAAATGAAACAAAACCCTAAAATAGGAAATTGAAGAACACAAATTTCACCAACAAAGGTGAAAACGTCACCTAACAAATGATACAAAGAAGAAGAATCACCCGATTTTTTGTTATAACTTTTTTCGAGGAAGGCGCAAAATTTTTCTAAGTCAGATAATCGTTTTTCGAAATTATTCATCATATCAGACAAGACATTATTAGTCTGGTATACTAGCTCTAATTCAGATTCATAATCTAACAACCTTCCTACAATATTCATAGTGGTATTTAGATTTTCGGGTAAAACATAAGCGTTAAAGTCTTTTACATCAAAAGATATAATTTTTAACTCTCCACTGACTTCATCCCCGTCAGACTGTTCCATGTAAATAATATCAACTGGTTTATTGAAAGGAAGAAATAATTCTGGAGCATCACCAGCTTGCGTAACAGAATAATCATCTATATAATGTACTTCAGATAAAAGACAAGGGTGAAATTTACCTTCCACTTCTTCAAAGAAAGCGCGATATGTTACTGGAATGGTGAGAATGCTTTTGTTTGACAACTTAACACAAGGATCATCGTCGTAGATCATGTCGAACTTTGAAATTGGAACTTCCCAATAGAGATAATTCTTCCTTTCAGTAAAGCAACCATCCGCTTCAACATAATGTACATTATCATTCGCCGAGTATAATATATCACTATAATTATTATAAGCACGAAAAGGTGAATTTAAGATTAAAGTGTGACAGGTCGCCTGAATGGCGCTTGAATAAGAATCATTATCGTGATATCTGCTACGAATACCAGGCCAAGGTTTGTTGTTATAGAATGTTTTGGTTGTCGAGCGTTGACCGTTACATATAAATGAGGTGAACACACATTTAACATCTTCGTTTAAAACAAATTCTTCAGAAGTCAAGCATTTCCTCCTTTGAGCTCCATCGAATTCCTCACTTAAAGTTAATTTCCCACTAAGTTTCAATGGTTTGCCATTATAACTAAATTCGCTTGTGAATTGAGGAGACGTAACTCCTAAATATTCGATATTTTCAGCCAGAATTTTGAAAGATAAAATTAAAGAAGTAGTTGCATAAAATACATGACATAATTTACCTTCATGTTCACTCACTAATGAAAGAACCTGCAACTTTGGATTTTCAGTATAAAGCCTAATTTCACTCAAACCAAAGAAATAAACTTGACTTTGATATCCTGTTTTTTCATCGAGAGATTTAACTCCCAGATATTTAAACTCTTTGTACTTTAATGAAAACACAGCTTCGCAAATTACTTTTTTAACGTTACCATCCTTATCTAAAACATTTAGCAAAAACATGTTATCAGGACTGCCAAAATCATTACATTGAAAGTGAGAAGTTGATGCTGTACTTACTATGGAAGAATTCGTTTTAAGTTTTGTTTCAACATCACAAATGAAAGGTTCAACAGTTCTATCTCTTTCACCATATGTAAAATTCCAACCAACAAATTGAGTCTTAAAAACTGAAGAAAATAAGTCATGAGAATACTTATTAATAAAAAGCTTATGCGTTGGAATGTGCAAACAAATCGTACGAGGATAACTTAAGGATATTTTTAACGTCTTAACTCTAGCAACTTCCTTTTCCAAAGAAGAAATTTTAATCATTGAATTAAGATTCATTTGATGAAGACTGTTTACTAAATTCTTTTTATGTGACAGTTGTTTGGATTCCCAATTATTTAAGGAGTCATTAATCATTTCCAGGTTATTCATACTAATTGCGTAACAAAAATAATCTCTCATTGAAGTGCATTTTCTACCTAAATAATCGTCAATACTATTGAAAATGAGGTTTGAAGAAACTGAGAAATAGTTAGCATCGCCGGCAAAACGAATGATTGTGTTTTTCCATTCAACATTCAATAATTCATCGTCAAATGTAAAATTACAAACGTCTATAACAACATCGCTTAATGATTGAAAAATTCGTACAAATACGTCAAATGCGCAGTTTTCATCAATTTTGATATCTGGATTGTCAGATAAAAATGAGAAGTTGCTTATGGTTGGAACTATGTAAATAAAGTCATTTATTCTAAATGATATTTTATTTGACGATTTGCTTACTGTGACTTTGACATTATGATGATCATAACAAACTAAATCATTAAATATTCCAGATAATATCCAATATTTAGGTATGCAATGAAAGTTTAAACTGAATCTTCCAAAATCACAATTTTTAGAATCAAAAAGCGATTTGTTCACTCCTGAGCATTCACTGAAGCCGAGAAATAAATTATTAGGAGAAATGGTTTTAGTAAATAGACTACCTTGCCATAGTTTAGCACTGATTTCGAATAAACGCCCGCTAGATTCTTCAATTCTGCGTCTAATGTTTAGCACGTTCGAAGATCGTTGTAAGTATTCTGTTGTGAAGCCTGCTGCTTGCATTTGTTGTTGCCATTGTTCGAGTTGTTGTAATTTGGTTTCATAATTTTGAGACAAAAGGTATTTGATGACTTGTACTGGATCCATCCCTGTTCAATTCAAAGACATGGATAAAAACTT